CTTACACCAGATTACTCTGGCTATGCAACTTTAGCAATCAACAGAGCCAGCAAATTCTGGCAATGTTTTTAAATGGTTGTATGTTTGGGCAATTGGGTTCAATCCATTGATTGCATATTCAAACGAATATCCTTTTTGTTCAAGCACTTGACCATCTTTTTCTTTGTGTGTTTGCACCAATGCTTGAGCAAAGTTTTTATCAACTTTGACGCTATCAACACGGACGTAAGCGTTTGTAAATTCAACTTCAGTTCCAAAATTGGTTTTTAAAGTAACAGTTTTTTGCAAAGCCATGATGCTTTCCTTATTCGTTTGGAGTTGTGATGTACGCGCAAATTGTCATTTGATTGTTAAAGTTTAACGTGACATCCAAAGCAGCGCCAGCATTCTGAGTGTTCATTTGAAACGTAATCAAATCACCTTCGGCAGCTTCAACAATGTTGGCGATCACTTGACCACCAGCCGCAACAATTGGTTGATAGCCATATTGTCTTGTAAAAGAGCCTGATGTACTTACGTGTTTAATAAATGTAAAAGCGCCTGCACCCAATGCGCCAGATACTATGTAATTTGCAATCACCATAATACTGCTCAAACCACCTTTTGGAACAGTAAACGCGCCAGTTGATGTGCTGTAATAATCTGACAATGGAATTCTGTTTGCTTGAATGCCTTGGCGAATAGTGTCAAAAATAACAGGCTGCGTAACACTACCAGAACCCGCTGTAAAAGCACTGTTCATGGTAACGCTTAACACGTTTTGAAATGGCACTTGAGGCGGCAAGCCTGGATAAGACATTGCATTCGTGCCGTAATATGGCAAGTTTGCAACAATGTCTTCGACATTAACTTGCGCTTTTGTATTTGCGCCAAGTGCAATTGGCCTTTTATTTAAAGTATCCCAAAATTTAAACCGATTATTTATTGTTTTAAAACTGCCTGTGTAGGAGTTATTAAAGTAGAAAAAATCTGGTTGCGGTGACAATGCGGCATACAAAAAGAAATCAATTCGGCTATTGCAAATAAACACATCACCGCTTGTTGGTGCTTGGTTTGTTGCTGATAAATTAGTGACCCTTAAAAATGGTTTTCCGTACGATTCGCTGTCAATATTGTTTAAATAAACGCTGCCCGTGTAAAAAGTCCCCAAATAATCTGTTTGGTTCACTTCGATAATTGGTTGCGTCAGGCTAGAGCCACCATATAAATATGTGTTTTCTATATATAAACGACCGCCATAATTTTTAATGGTTGTTCCGTCTTGACCCGCCCACGCGGTATTTTCGTTGCCGATAAGAATGCAATCTGTAAAATTTGCAACAGAAAATAAACCATACATTTCAACGGCATTGCGGCAACCATTGGTAATGCACTTGCTAAAAAACATTTCAGACAAACTTGGCTGATTAATGCCTGTTTCGCCTATGCGAATTGCCAATTTGCAATTGCGAAATGAAATGTTTTCATAGCGGCCATAACCACCTTTGATCCAAAGGGTGCTGTCATAGTTGCTGTTTAAATTGCCCTCAAATATCAGATTGCCCGTAATGGTCAAAAAGTTTGTGGACAATTTTAAGGCATGAGTGTACGCGCCAGCAGAATTCAATACCAATTCCGCACCTTCAGAAAAGATGGTGGTGTATTGTTGAGTTACCTCAAGCGAGTTAATAAGGTATTGACCAGAAGGGAAAATAACCGTCTTTTTGTACGCTTGGGACAGCGCATTTTGAATTGCGGTAGTGTCATTGGTCACACCATCACCAACGGCGCCAAAATCTTTGACGCTGATAAATTCTTGCAATTTTGTGTGAACAGTTCGATTTACTGAATTGGTTAAATTACCACCAGAATTTGATTGACGAAACCCAACAAGCGCGTCGCCTTTGGTTGGATCACTTGCGTTTGCTAAATCAGCAATAAAAGACGCTGGAGCAACGCCAGGCACATTGTCGTATGTTGCAATCAATACGCCAGTTGAAGTTCTAAGTATGAACTTATACGTTAAAGAATCATCTAACCAAATCTCACCACTTGGTACGCGGCCTGCTGAATCAAGGACAATCGGATTTGTATGCGCAGTAGTCCCTAAAGAACTTGTGTAAGTAGCTGCGGGGGTAGTAGTGCCAGCCTCGTAGGTGTAAATTAAACCACCAGACAACGGCACGCCGCTGTTGTCAAAAAATTGCCAGCCTACACCAGCAAAACAAGAAAGACTGACAGTCATTTAAAACCCCTTAGTTCACCGCAGCCAATTGAGCTTCAGTGGGTTTAGCCAGCGTGGAGTGATTCCATTCGGCAATGTAGTCACCGTTACCATCAGAATCATTTTGCAAAGTAATTACACCTGAAGCAAAATCAAGTGTCGCCAACTCAGGATATAAAGCAATAAGTTTGTCGCGGATTGTCATTATGCGCTCCTTAGTAAAGAACCTTGGAAGAAGGTAGTGTTTTTATCTGCACTGCTGACAGACATTTGACCAACACCATCCAAATAAACATAGATTTCGCAATAATCTGTTGAACCATTGAAATACATGATGTTTGTAGCGTTAAGAATAGCCAATGTGCTAAGAGCCGCTGTCATATCTAAACAACGACCGTTTGTCGCGCCGCTGCCGTTTTTGCGAAATTCGGCAATCACACGAGTCAAGCTTGTTACGGCTGCTACTGACAGCTTTAAATTTAATTGATAATAGCCAGCAATCGTGGGCGTAAAAGTGCTTGACGCAAAATTGCTATTTGTATCGTAATCTTCGCTACCCAATGTTACTTTGGTAAAAGCACCAGTTGAAATATTCTGTGCCGCCGCGCCATAAGCACTAAATGTAGGATTGGTGCTTGCCGCATACCCGTTCACTAAGTTTTCAACAGATACTTTTTTGGTTGTGCTACTTTGAACAAGAGGAACAACCTCAGTGCCTGCAAGCGGCGTTGTTGCGCCGGTCAGTTGGGAAATTTTTAAATCAGCCATTTTTTACTCCAAAAGAATTAAACCGTTGTCCTCTTGGACAAGATTGTCACCGGACTCGGTGAGAAGATTGCCCACCGAAGCCCCACTGTCCCGTGTGCCTGAGAACAACGTGGCAATACCGGCTAGGCCAATGGCCACCGAATTGCGAAGGGCTACACCAAAACTCATTGCTTATTGATCGGTTTGCAATAGATCACGCCGTCATCCGCAATACGAATGGCGCTCACGCGAAAAGGAGCGCCAGTGCCCATAATCACGTAAAACGGGATTGGTGTGTATGCAGGAATTGGCGTGCTGGCAGTTGTCGCCACAGCACCTGGGCCAACTTGCACGTAGCAAGGAGTCGTAGACCAGACCACCACACCCTCTGGGCCGGGACTCCAGTCAGAAGTGTTGGCAGCAGAAGCAGTGTAAGACGCAGTGCGGCCAGGGAAGTCGGCTTGTGATAGAGGGTTCAGAAGTTCCATGATGATCCTTATGCCAAGAATTTGAGCTTGTACAGAGTTCTTAAATATATCTCAACGATATTATCTATCAATTGTTGCAGTGATGAATCAGATTTATCAGCCACATCGTATCTTGCGGCCTCAATTTCAGCAAGTGAATCTTGCAAAAATTCAATGATATTGGCCGTCTTTTTAGCCGAATGCAAGGTAATAGGGCCAATCAAACCATGCCTGCCTTGGTAGGCTTCGGCAAAATCATCAGCCGCACCAATGATGCGGTCATAAAAAATGTTGAGCGCCACATGCTTGCTATAGCTGCGGGTGTTCAAATGCACGGAATGGGCTACATCCCGCGCCAAAAACAGCAAACCTAGAAATTCATTCGCTTTCATTGTGGCATTCCTTGTGGTGGTATTCCTTGTGCATATTCAGCACTTTCAGGCATCATTTCCATTGGCTCGCGGCCCGGCATTTCGGCAATCAAGTCACCAGAAGTAATCATGCCATGCACGGTGCCCAAAACAATATCTTGAATCTGCTCTGGCGACATTGATGCCTGCACAGCAGAAATGCGCTTGGTTTCAGCATCATAAGCCTTGACCTGCGCCTCAAAGTCCTTGCGCTCCATGTCCTGTGCTTCAATAGACTTGCCAACATTTTGGATCATCTGGTGCATCTGCTCCATCTCTTGACCCATGGCTTGAATCTGCTGTTGCGCGGCCTGCAATGCTGGGTCTTCGTCACCATCAGACAAAAACTTGGGGTCAATGGTTTTAGCAAAGCGCTTAGCCATCTCCTGCGCACCAGGCCAGTCCATGTTCTTGACAAACAAGTCGCCAGCAACAGCCCAAAGCTGGGGATTACCCTGTAAAAGTTGAGCCATGGCTTCCAAAGCGGCTTGGCGCTTGGTTGCGTAGCCTGGGCCAGTGGTGGCCACAACATCGTATTTGCCAACGCCAGGGTTGTAGATTTTCTCAATCACAATGCCAGCCTGATCCACAATCTTGTTAACAGGTTGTGGCTGCTCTGGGTTGATCTTGACCATCTTTGTCTCACCATCTTCACCAATGATGCGAGCAATGCGCTGGGTGTCGTAAATCTTGGGGATTAAATCTACCAGTTGACGAGCCACATGGCGCACAGCGCGTGTCAGGTTGTCACCATAGTGGTAAGTACCTACATCACCCTCGCGCTGACGAGCCAAAATGGCTTTGCCAGAACGCTCGTTGGAACCCATGCCAAGAGAGGCATTGTACTGACCAGTTGTAGACTTGATGTCCTCAGATGCGCCAGCCTTGGCTTGAAGCAAACCACTCGAAGCCATTGGTGGCTGGGCACGTTGGGGTATCGGCAAAACCGCACCTTGGCCATCAGTCACATCAGGGTTGACTTCCAAATAAGGCCAATTGTTTGTGTTAGCGGTCTTCCACTTGTCTTCGTAACCTTCAAACTGGCCACCATAGCCAATGAACGGTGCCTTGGGTGCCAGAGCCAGCATCTCGGCTTCTTGGCTCACCCAATAGTTGTACATGCGCTGGGCATCCTTGGCGTTACGCACAAGGCCGGACACGTACAGGCGGCCATCAACCTCAAATTCGTTGCCAACAACACGGATCACAGGAATCCATTTGCCAGCCCATTCTTTTTCTTCAAGAATTTCATACCCATTGATCTTGCAATACTTAACCCGTGGGCGGTCGGACTCACGGCTGCGCTTGGGCTTGCCAAACTGCAACTTTAAAACCTTGTCTTCGGGCGTGCCTTCAAAAGCAGTCTGATTGCCGGGGTACAAATTCAGCGTTGTCTGATCATAGTCAATGTAGTAGTAACCAGCAATGCGCACGGTATCTTCATTCAGCCAGTTGCTAATTGACTGATCACCCACACCAAGCGACTGGAGTGTCGAAATAGGCGCGGCATCAGGGTACTGGCGCTCATACTCTGCTTTGGTTAAGTCTTCGGTGATAAAGCAATACGTTGCATCCGCACCTGTTGGGTCTTGGATCAAAGGATCCATATAAACCGAGAAACTGTTACGCACACGGCCAATCTTGATGTCTTGATCAAATGTGTTCTCATCACAATACTCGGTCATCAAGGTGATATAGCCCTCACCATAAGACACCTGATTCTCGCAGGCCGTGTCGTAGGCCACGTCAGCGTCAGAGATGTACTCAATGTGGCGAATCATGCCATTAAAAATGTCGGCCACTTCCACATCGGCATTGTCATCGACTGGGATGACCTTTGCACCTGGGCGGTTCTGACGCATGTCATTTGTCACTTGACGAACGTGTTGCGGCAGTTTGTTAATTGTTAATGTTGGGCGGGCATTGATTGTCTGGCCTTGCACCGCACCTCGGGTAGCCAAAACGTCAGCAGGCCACTGCCAGTGATTGTCAGGCGAGCCGGCATAAAAGCGCAGATCGTCAATTTCGTCTTCACGGCTTTCGGCCAACGCGGAGACAGCCATGTCCAACCGTGCGCGGGCGACTGTCAATATGTCTGAATCAGACTTTAGTGGTTTGCCGCCAGCCGCTACATTGGCTGCCGCAATTATTCCTGTTGGATCAGCCATTTTTACCTTTCGGTGCTGGCTTAGATTGTACAGCACGCTTGACTGCGTAAGCAATTGCAACTGCCTGCTTGACTGGCTTGCCTGCAGCCACTTCAGCTTTTACGTTCTTGCGAAAGGCTTCGGGTGATTTTGATTTGACAAGTGGCATGATTATTTCTTCTTGGCCGTCTTGGCTGAGTCTTTAAAATCTTTAGCGGTAGGCGCGTTTTTACTGCCAGGCTTGTTCATTTTTTCTTTGCTGCCAGCGGCTATGCGAGCCTGTTTTGCATGAATGTTGGCATACAAGCCAGGTGGTTTAGTGGCCATGATTTAACACTTCCATCGTTTAAGAGCTGCTTTAGCGCGTTCGCCATCCTTGGCGTTGGCGGCTACTGCGCCCATTCTTGCACAAAATGAATCCTTACGCCCCTGATCTGCCTTGGTCTTGGGGTTAGGCGCTGGCGCTTTGAGGTTACTGCCAGTGGCTGCGTTGTACTTGGCTCGGCCTTTTTCAGTCAAGCCAGCACCCTTGGATACGGGTAGTTTTTCACCACGTCCAACGCTGAGAGACACATTCTTCTTTGTAGCCATTTAACTGCCCATCCATGAAGTTGCAACCGCCGTGCGGTCAGTGTACTTGCGGCTTATTTCTCGAGCATTGTACTCACGATGAGCCACAGGAAACGCAAAAGTAACACAAATTGCGTCTGCTGCGTCAGGACTTGCTAGGCCACGCGCCTTCATGTCCTTCTTTGACTCCAAAAATATAGTGCCCCTAGAATCTGGCTTGATCATAGGCGAAACTAAATCAGTTTTCAAGAACCTATCTTTAGGAATTGATGCAGAACGTAGCCAATCCTTCATTTTGCCCCACATTTCAGCCCTTTTATTGCCATACATGATCGGATTTGCCGATTTATTGCCAAAGTTGACACCTTTGATTTTGTAGCGTTGTTCCTTCAAACGGTCAACAATGCCGGCCCCAAGGCCACCCTCATCAATGACTACTAATGTGGGCTTAAATTCTTCAATGGCCTCAATCACATGGCCAACCACCGTCATCGTGTCATCACCCCTGTGGCGGTCAATGCGGATGATGTCCCTGCCTTGCCTAATCGCAATCACCGTGGCATCAGCGCCAAAGCGTGCAGGGTCAACTCCAATGATGATGGGGGCAGTCTGATCCTTGTACTTGGGGCGTGACATGGCCTCATCCACAATGTCAGCCGGTATAAACTGGTCATCACCTTCCGAGGGAAACATGCCATAAACCTCAACGTGTGCTTGCGAGGAGTCGGGGCCGTACTCGTCAATGATGTTCTGGTATACCGCCTTATCAGTGCCCTCTACGGTTCTAGCATCCACAACCTTGTTATTCCAAAAGTCGCGCTTAGAGTTAAAGCACTCATAAAAATAACCAGTATTGCGCCGTGGATTGGAGAAAGCTAGCCAAAGGCGGTTCGGTGTGTTCTCGGTAAAGAAACCAGCCGTCACAGCCCAGATCGAGTCATCAATACCTGATGCCTCGTCAAAAATCACCATCACACCGTCAAAGTTGTGTACACCCGCATAAGCATCAGGATTCTCCGCAGACCACAAGCGGCCCTCAACAGCCCAATACCTTGTGCCTTTTTTCAGGTCTTTTTCAACCAGTTCAGTAAGCCACGCTGCCGGTGTGATCTTCGTGGCCGCAACCTCAAACCAGTGGCTGTTAATGCTCATCGCCAACCATTTCGTAATCTCAGCCCAAGTGACTGCACGCAGCTGGGCCTCACTGTTGGCCGAAATGATCGTTGTCGATCCAATGCGCGTGGATAACATCCAAATGGTAAGCCAACTGACTAAGGCAGACTTGCCAATCCCTCGGCCAGAACTGACGGCACTGCGCAGGGTGCTGAAATCTATCTTGCCTTGGTTGTCTTTGATGTGCTGCGCTATTTCTCTCAAGACTTCGCGCTGCCACTTGCGCGGCCCCTTGAAGTTTTGAAGTGGCGTGTTCTCTTGACCCCAAGGGAAGGCAAACAACACAAACGCTTCAGGGTCATCGGCAATCGCCGGTGTCCACAGCGTGGCCATTAGTTCCTGCTCGTCTTCGGGCTTGTAGATCGTGGTTTGCATTTGCGCGATGTTAAACGAAAAAAATAAAAATAAAAAATATTAAAAAATGTGCGCGGGGCTACCGTTCCTGTGACCTTTCGCCGCCGGCCCTACCCCCTCCCCCTCGGCCAGCGGGCAGGCTGCGGGCGATTGTCCACAGGCAGTTATGCACACTTGTCCACATTTGCTTGTGCATAACTTAAACTGTAGTACTAATTCATTCTAAATTCTGTGGATAACTTAGGGTCAACTTAACATAATGGCCATTGTATTAAGTAGAAACGTATTTTTTGCTTGTCGAGCCTTCTTTTCGTTGCGTTTGCGCAACGCTGGCCGCGCACGTGCGTAGTTCACAAAAATCTATGCAAAAAGCGCATAACCTTGCTTCATGCTTCTTTAACCTCGGCATCAACTACGTTGCTGTCATCTCGTAACACACGCTGCTTTGCTTCTTTAAGCGCATCCATGACGCTGATCCGATTGTCTGTAACCGCAACATCAATGCGATCACCATAGACTTTAGGCTTCAGCTTGCTTGCAACCCACTTGCGTGCATCCACTTGCATACGCTTCTGTTGTACCCAAGCGCTCGCTAACGGGCCTTCTAAGCCTTCTGGCATTTGTTCGTCAGCTAGTTCAAGGATTTCTTCAGCCAAACGATCTGCGCGGCTCTCAATGGCTTTCTCGTACATTGTGCGGAACTCAGGGTTGTTTTTAACCATAAGCATGACGGCATGGTACGAAGGCATTCCTTCTGCCTTAATTGCGGTGCTTAGACTTTTGCCAATTGACATCTGTTCACAGATGGTTCTCCAGCACGGGTTATCAATTCCAAAAACAACAGGTCGGCCACCAGGATGTTTTTGCACTGTCATTTCTGACGCCAAGTTTTCAGTCACTTGTAAACTCCTTAAAAAAAGAAGGTACTCACGCTAGCAGCGCTTTCCCTGAAGGTGCGGCAATGGCAACTGCGCACACCGTCATCCTATCACCTCAATCTCAACCTTGTAAACCTTTGGGCCACCAGAACGCTGACAATATTGCCAATCAATCAAACTGCTCCCATCATCAACGCCAAGCCAGTCAGCAACGCCGTCCCTGACCGCTTTAAACCCAGACTGTAGGTTATCCCCATCCAACTGCCTTGGAGCGATTCTGGTCAACACCACGGTGACTGGCAACACTTCCATACCAAAGGACTGAGCAACAGCCGCTAACGCATTTCTAGTCTTTTGCCGCTGACTTTTAACCAGCCTAGCTTTCGCCGCCCAATGCAGTCGCATGTTAGCCACCGACACAATTTTCATATCCATTTCAACTTCAATCACACTAACCCCCTGTCCAAAGTACGGATGTACCGAACCCCTTTATGTACCGAACCTGAACGTATCTGTAGATACGTTCGGTACGTTTCGGTACACCAGAGGTGGGGTGCTTCGGTACATTTCGGTACGTTTCGGTACATATCGGTACATAGATCGGTACATTTAGCGTGTACCGATGTACCGAAATCGGTACATTTCGGTACAGTTCGGTACTTTTGACATGTAACTAAATTACCATTTCGGTACATTTCGGTACAAGTCCATGGTAACTTTGTTTCAAACTGTAGCATCTGACTCTATTTTTGGTAAGGTTCGGTACAAGCCAGCGTTCTCTAAAACCATGGTTTTTTTCATTAAAGCATCTAAACATTCCTTAAATCTGCGTGAATTCAGACCATGCCCCTTGGCGCTTTCCCGCCATTGATCGTAATCCACCATGGCAGCAAACCCTTCAATCCCATCTGCCATTCTCTTGGCTTCAATGGCCACCAAGCAATTCAAAGCTATGCGCTGGTTGCCTGACAAGACGGTTCTTTTTTGGATATTCCCCATCAACCCGCTAATGTCAACTGCCGTCAAATAAGCCCCCTTGACTGGCAGGCCGTGCTTATCTTGGATGGGCAAATCAACTTGTGTGATCTGAAAATTCTTGGGTGCAGGCATTTCTGCATCCTTCATCTTTTTGGATTCAAACGCTATGGTCTTTGTGCCCGAATCTAGCTGGCATCGATATTCCGCATCCAGTGCGCCCTTCAATGCCGTGCTACCCCGACTCCGATCCTTGTCAGCCACGCCTGAGTGGTGAACCACTAAGACGCAACACTTCCATGGTTGGCGAAGGTAAACATCGAGGTGCTGAATGAAGGCGTTCATGTCTTGGGTGCTGTTCTCATCCCCGCCATGGTTTCTGGCCAGAGTATCAATGATGATCATGCTAGGCACGGTTCCCGCCTGCGCTGACAGCTCTTTGATGGCTTCTGCCACCACTGCCGCCTCAGTTGCGTCATACAGCTGCGCCGCACGGTGGCTCTTGTACAGTGGCGCACCGTCAAGGGTCTGGCCATTGCCTAGTTGCCACGCCTTAAAGCGCCTGGCTAACCCGTTATGCCCTTCGCCGGCAATGTAGAACACCGAGCCTTGCTTGACCTCATGGCCATGCCATGGCCGTCCGGTGGCCACACAGCACGCAATGTCGATGGACACAAATGACTTACCGCCGCCTGGGTCTCCAAACACTTGCGCCAAGCTGTCGCTCTCGATGTAGTCATCCACAATCCAATTGATCTGGCTAAGTTCCAAGCTATCGATTCTGGAGAACTCAAACGCCAACTTGTCTTTCATTGGCCCAGCCACGCGCTCAATTTGCTCTTTCACGGCATCAAGTCCCTGCAAGCAATGCAAGTCATTGAAGTCTGTAGGCTTGTTGTCCACCATGTCAGACTCTCCAAATGATGGGTACACAATCTCACCGAACACCAGTGCCGCAGCTGCCCTACCCTTGGCAACACCTGGGTTGCCCTCAGTAAACTGGTCATTGTCTGCGCCAATGATGATCTTGGAGCCTGGAAACATCTCCTTGGCGCTCTTGGCCACCTTGGCTAGATTGCCACAGTCAAACGCCACCAGCACGGTGTAGCCAGTCGCCTCATGGATTGATGCGCATGTGGCAAAGCCCTCCCCAATGAACACAATCTTGCGGTTGCCACGCAACTCGTAGAACCCACCCTCGATCTTGCCGCCTTTGAGGAACCGCTTATTGCCATCTGCATCAATGGTCTGATAACTTAGGATTTCCCCTGCTTGGTTAATCACTGGCACAACCAACCTGCCTGCACGATCAATCTTGATCCCGTTGGCGCTAACATGCTTGCGCACAAGGTATGGATGGTCATTGCTTGCATCGGCATACGTTCCCACCTCATCCTCTGCACGCTCTGCAGCCACCGCCTGCGAGGCCAGTCTGTCTGCATCTTTCTTGGCCTTGACCTCTGCCACCCACTTGTCATGCTCAAAGCGCTCAGTAAATGACATTGCACGGCCAGTATCTGCAATCCACTTGGCTTCAAACACTGGCTCTTTCCAACACCCTGCAATGCCCACAGGCACTTTGCCACTGGTGTGCAAGATGTACCACCCGTCCAGCGCACCCTTCTTGGATGAGATGTGAGCCACCCTGTGAATCTCACCATCTGCCACGATCTGGTCTTTGATCACAAGGCCCGCAGCCTCACAGTGCCTGCGAAACCCTTCCTCTGGGTTGATCAGGTCTTGGCTCTCTGTGGCAGCGGCAAAGCCGTTGGGGAATATTGTTGTTAAGTTAGTCATTAAATTCTTTCACTAAGTAATTTCCATGCTGTTGCTGCCACTTTTGGAACCTGTCCGTTGCCAATGGCTTTAAGTCTGTCCACTCTTGCGGCCACCCCATCAGCCACTCTACCCACTCTGGGTTCAACGGCCCACCAGCCTGTGCCGCAAGGGGGATCTCGTTCCTCTTGTACTCCGAGGGATTTCCACCGTCTTTGTGCATTCTGGCCACTGGTGTTGGCCATAGTCTTGGATTGTTCACTTGATCCACCAGTCTGATCTGGATGGGCTGGCCGTTCTGGCGATGATTCTGGCCCTGCTTGAGCAATCCAGATGTCCCCCCCCCCCCCCCGTGTCTGGCGTGCGCCACAATCCACGCTCTATCCCTTTGATGCGGTGCGCCGACATCGACTGCTCCCATAACAGTCCATTGCGTGTCATACCCGAGGTTGGAAAGGTCTGCAAGGACTCGTCCGAGTCCTCGATGAATGAGCATTGGGCTGTTTTCCACAAATACAAATCTGGGTCTAACTTCGCTAACCACCCGCGCCATGTGATACCACATTGAGGACTGCTCTCCGTCAAGCCCTGCGCCTCTGCCTGCAATGCTGATGTCCGTACAGGGAAAGCCGCCCGAAACAACGTCAACAATTCCTCGCCACGGGCTTCCGTCAAAGGTTTGAACGTCATCCCAAATCGGGAAAGGCGGGAGAAGCCCGTCATTTTGTCTGGCGCACAGTACGCTTGCGGGGTACTGTTCCCACTCGACTGCACAGACTGTTCGCCATCCGAGAAGTTTTCCCCCAAGTATTCCACCACCAGCGCCTGCGAAAAGAGCCAGCTCATTCACACCACCTCCCGATTTTGCTCTGTGCCACGGCCTTCCAAGTAATCACTCAGCGCCTTAACAGTCTCATACATTGGCTCAGTCTCGCCCGACATCAGCCGGTAAACCCGCGCCTCATGGATGCCTGCCTTTTCGGCCACTTTTTTTAGATTGGCATCTACCAATCTCGCCTTAATTTCTTCCAAGTTCATCATAAAAACCACCTTTTCGTAAAAATATTTGCAAACTGATGGGAATATTAACACAAACCATGCTAAAGTCACACACATGCCAACGAAATTGTTTGTTGGCATCACGCCGAAAGGCCTTAAAGGAAAAACATGAAACACCACAAACACTACTACTACCCCGAAGTCAAGAGCGCTAGGCTAACAGCCCGCGCAGAAGCAGGGCTTGACTTTCTTACAGCCCTTGCCATTGGCATCAGCTTGGCCGCCTTACTGGTTGCATGGTGGTCAGCATGACAGAAGATGACATTGTTGTAATGGCTGTAAATGCCGGGGCTAGCGCGTTATTTTTTAAAGACAACATTAAATTTATTCAAAAATTTGCCAAGTTAGTAGCACAGCATGAGCGTGAGGCGTGTGCAAAGGTGTGTGATGAATTCAATTTTGGGCAAGCACCGCAAATGATTCAAAAAGCCATCCGAGCAAGGGGACAAGCATGAACCCCACACCCGCCTGCCCCCAAGGAATTATTGAATTTGAGTGCGAACTAGAGGGTGTCGATCTGGTCTGCCACTTGGAGTACATGCCCGAAGAAATTGGCTCACTTGACAGTGATGGCTTATCTAATGAGCCTGACTACCCCGAAACTATGGAACTTGTCAGCGCCTACATCAGAGGCACAGACGTTGACATTGGTCACTTGCTCTTGCAGGGCCTTGTAGACCACATCACAACCACCGCACTTGAGGACTTTAAAAATGACGATCTCTAATTTGGTGGCGCAACTGCGCCAGGCTAAACAAGCTGAGACAGACGCCAAGGCCGAGCGCCTGCGCATTGAGGGTCTGATTACAGACCAGTTTGCCAAGCCCGAAAGCAACGAAGGCACACACAATGATGAAGAATTCACCATCACTTGGAAGCTAAACCGCACGGTGAACTCTGACCAGTTGGCCGCCGACTACGAAGACTTGCCAACCAACGCCAAGAACGCATTCCGCTGGAAGGCTGAAGTTAACTTGGCATTCCTTCGCGCCCTCGCAGACATTGACCCTGCTGCCTACAACAAGGTGGCTGTGTTCATCACAAGCAAACCCGCAAAACCATCCATTGAACTGAAAGACTAATATGGCCTTCGATCTCTCATCCATCTCTAAAACCAAACGTGTACGCTCACCCAAGATTGTTGTGGTTGGCCAAGGCAAGATTGGCAAGACCACCTTCGCGGCCATGGCGCCTAACGCCATTGGCATCCTTACCGAAGACGGCGCTGACGCTGTGGACGCTAACGCCTTCCCGTTGGCCGCCAGCCTGCCCGAAGTCTATGCGGCCATTGACACGCTGATCAACCAAGACCATGACTTTCAGACCTTGTTCATTGACTCGCTTGACTGGCTTGAACCCATGATCCAAGAGTATGTGTGCAAGCAGAACAACTGGAAGAACATCGAGCAACCAGGCTTTGGTAAGGGCTACGTTGCCGCTGCCGAAGAATGGCGCAACCTTCTGTCTGGCTTGGAAGTCTTGCGCTCTGCCAAGGGCATGGGCATTATTTTGATTGCTCACGACAAGATCAAGCGCATTGAAGACCCGCTGACCGAGGGCTATGACAGCCACGTCCTCAAACTGCACGACAAAGCTGCCGGCCTGGTGCAAGAATGGGCTGATGTCATTGGCTACGCAGGCTACCGCATCTTCACAAGCAAGACTGACGCAGGGTTTTCTAAGAAAGAAACCAAGGCCACGACAACTGGTGAGCGCATCTTGCATGTCGAACCACATCCGGCTCATTGCGGTGGTAACCGCTTTGGCCTTCAGAATATGCCGCTTGACTGGACGGCATTCCAAGCAGCGCTTACCGTGGCGCAGTCTTGATCACCCCAGTTCGTAACTTAACTTTTTAGGAAATTTATCATGGCTCAGTTTAATTTTGACGCATCCCAAGTCGCCCCCCAACAGTCTACAGGCCCACTGCCTGCCGGCACTTATTTGGCACACATCATTGAATCCGATGTGCAGCCCTTAAAGTCTGGCAACGGTGAGGGTTTGAAGTTGACCTTTGAAATCATTGACGGCCAGTTCAAAGGCCGCAAGGTTTGGGAGAACTTGAACATTCGTCACAGCAACGAAGACACGCAACGCATTGCACAAAGCCAGTTGTCTGCGCTTTGCCACGCGGTGAACGTGATCAAGTTGCTTGACACTGCCGCCCTGCATTTCAAGCCAGTGCGCATCAACGTGACCGTGCGCGAAGCCCAAGGCATCTACAAGGCAAGTAACAACATCAAGGGTTATGAGGCCGCCGGTGGTGGTGTTAGCGCACCAGCTGCTCCAGTGTATACACCACCGCCTGCAACTGACACCCCTGCATGGCCAACAGCCGAGCAAGAGGCCGCCAAGTCTAAAGCACCAGCCTGGGCACGCAAGTAATGGCTTTACTTCCACAATCAGTTACTGATCCTGTGGCCGATGCCATCTTTGCCCATTACAAGGCAAAGTTTGGCGCGGAAGCCCAGCGCCCTTACCTTGGCGCTTCTGCCATTGGTAAGCCCTGCCTGCGCCAGCACTGGTATTCATTTCGTTGGTCTAAGCCTGCGCAGTTCTCTGGCCGGCTTTATCGAGTGTTTCAGTCTGGCCATCTACAAGAGCCGCGTGTCTATGCTGATTTGTCTAGCATTGGCTGCACGGTCTACCAGATCAACCCTGCCACGGGCAAACAGTGGTCATTTAGCGAAAGCACAACTGGCCACCACTTCCAAGGCAATGCTGACGGCATCATTACGGGCTTGCCGCAGGCACCCAAGTCCCCGCATTTACTGGAGATAAAAACAGCATCTGACAAGATGTACAAGGAAATGCAAAAAAATGGCGTAAAGAAGGCCAAGCCCGAACACTACGCGCAGATGCAAATATACATGAAGTGGTCAATTGATCAGTTTGGTGAAGACGGTTGCAAGCGTGCGCTGTACTTTGTGGTGAACAAAGACAATGATGACATTTACACTGAGCGCTTGGAGTTTGATGCTGACGAAGCCCAGAAGCTGATTGACAAGGCCATGGCGGTAATCACCAGTGTAGAACCCCCCGTTGGCGTGTCTACTGATCCGACATGGTTTGAGTGCAAGTTCTGTGATTACCAGGCTATTTGCCACGGCACTGACGTACCGGCAACAACTTGCCGGTCATGCGTTCACGCCACGCCAGAGATGGATGGCCAAGGCCGGTGGTCATGCGCGTCACTTGGCACTGACTTGACCACAGACCAGCAGCGCAAGGGTTGTGGCAAACACCAGTACATTCCCATACTGTTGGCCAAGACGGCCAGTCCCGTTGATTTGACTCAAGACAATGGGCTGATTTACAAAACACCAGACGGTAAGCAGTTTGTCAATGGTGACCCTGCCGTCAACCCTGACTACATCAGCAGCCAAGAAATCCATGCCTGCGCAGACAAGACCGCTTTGGTAGACGAGCAGGCGCTTGAACTGCGCAAACAACACAACGCGAGGTTCGTATGAACACCCCACCAATTGACCACATCACATTGCGTGACTTCTTTGCCGCAGCTGCCTTAACTGGTTTGCTTGCCGATGGTGACCGCAAGACAGCTGTGGAAAATGCTTACGCCATAGCTGACAAGATGCTTTTGGAGCGCGAACGTGATCTTGCGTGAGTATCAGTCACGCGCAGTTACCGAGTTGTTTGACTGGTGGACAAAGCACCAGGGGAGTGCCGACATTCCCTTGCTTGTTTTGCCCACCGCCGCAGGCAAGTCGGTGATTTGCGCTGAGATTGTGCGCCAGATGTGGGATCAGTGGCCAGAGTTTCACCCGCGCACTGTGGTGCTGGTTCCTTCCAAGGAACTGGCCGAGCAGAATGCGGCCAAACTGAGAGTTTTACTGCCCCATACCATCAGCGTTGGCTTTGTGAGCGCAAGCTTGGGCACAAAAAAGTACAACGCAGATGTGATTGTGGCCACCATTGGCAGCATTCACAAGGCAGCGCATTTGCTTGGCAACATCAAGGCCGTGATCATTGATGAGGCTCATCTAGTGAGCCAGAAGGCAAGTGACTCAGGCATGTATCGCAACTTTCTGTCAAACCTTGGCCAGATGTGTGAGTTTAGAACCGTTGGCATGACGGCCACGCCTTTTAGGGGCAATCAAGTTTGGCTAACTGACGGTGACGATCCATTGTTCACTGGCATTGCCAGCCGTGTGTCCATGCGTGAGCTGCTCGATGCCAAGTTCATTGCGCCACTAGTTCCACCTACCGAGCGCATTGAGACACGCATTGATGCAAGCCACGTTGGCATCTCTAATGGCGACTACAAAGTTGGCGAACTATCCCGCGAGGTTGAGAAATACCTTGCCAAAGTGGCCGTAGAAGCCACTAGAATCGCCTCAGAGCGCAAGAAATGGATTGCCTTTACACCGAGTGTCGTTAACGCCGAAAGCCTGTCTGAGAAGCTAAATGCACTTGGCATTGTGAGCGCCGTTGTGTGCGGTGAGACACCAAAGCAAGAGCGCGAAGACTTGATTCGCCAGTTCAAAAGCCACCAGATTCACTGCTTGGTTACCGTGCTAGCGCTCTCAGTTGGCTTTGACGTGCCAGACGTGGACTGCATTGTTTGGTGCAGGCCCACCAAGTCGCCAGTGCTTTATGTGCAGGGAATGGGCCGAGGCACGCGCATTGCAGACGGCAAAGATGACTGTTTGGTGCTTGACTTTACCGACACCGTTGAGCGCTTGGGGCCAGTGGACACGATCCAAGGCAGGGCTAAGAAAAGGTCAGGCCCACAGGAAGCGCCTTACAGCATTTGCCCAGACTGCGGTGAACGCAACGCACCAGCTGCGCTTGTGTGTGTGCATTGTGGTGGCCAAATTAGGGAAGAAGAAGCCAAGCCCATGGATGCCAAGGTTTCTTATGCTGCACTGCTATCAAGCCAAACGGCCATGGCCGAACTGGTTTGGCACGACATCAGCCGCACTGACTACGCCTTGCACCGCAAAGAAGGCAAGCCAGACTCACTGAGGGTTGACTACTACAGCGGCCTGCTTCGCGTGGCCAGTGAGTGGGTCTGTTTTAGCCATGTAGGTTATGCCAGGCAGAAGGCTGAGAACTGGTGGATGCGCAGGGAAAGAAAGTCTATGCCATCAGGCACGCAAGACGCGCTTGAGTGGCTTGAATTTCACAACATTGAAGAACCAGTCAAGATTGCAACCCGCAAAAATGGAAAGTACACAGAGGTCAAAGACTATGAATTTAATCGAATTGAACGCAATCAAGAGGCATCTAGACAGCCAGGTCAAACAAGTAAATTTGATACAAGTAAATTGCCGACAGTGCAACAACTTTGAGACAGGTATTTGTAAGCAGTTTGGAGCAAAGCCACCGCTAGAGTGGATTACCGGCACGGTTGAGTGCGAACACTGGGAATGGGATCAAATTCCTTTTTAGGAGACAACATGATTCAGACAGACGAAGATGATGAGTTTGACCGCATTGAGCGTGAAAACGCCATGAAAGGCCAACCCTACTATTGGAAACCCATGGAGGTAGTGATTTACACCAAGCGCTTGTGCCCCAACTGCACGGAGGTTAAGCAGCTTTTGAGGGCTAAAAACATTAACTATGTTGAGATGGACATGGAGTCTAGCCCTGACTTACCTCACATTTTTATTAACGGCAAGCGCGTTGATGGCTTGGCCGCATTACAAGAAGCAATTAAAGGAGCAACACAATGATCAACTGGACACCCCCAGAAGGAACCAAAGTGACTTACCCAAGCAAGAGCCTGCAAGACCGCGCATTTAACTACCAGCGCGGCTCTGACGTGCAGGCGCTTTGGCGCGAGCATGGCTGGACACCGCCCAGCGAAGGCATGACACCGCCGCCACCTGAGAAAGCGTTTGAACTTAGGAGAGTGCGCTAATGATGCCTGCGATTCAAATGGGCAGAACAACACCCGTGCATAAATTAAAGTTTTGCACTAAGTGCCAAGAAGACAAGCCGCCAGAAGGCGGCGTTGAGATGGGCACAAAATGGAACTGCCAGCTTTGCTGGGTCAGAAGATCAACCGGTAAACACTTGAGACAAAATGCCACGCCCCAAACCACCTGAACCCCTACTAGGCCGACAAGTTCGGATGTCTGACAGACACTGGATGATCTTGCAAGAACTTGGCGGCGCTGAATGGCTGCGCAAACAATTGGACAAGAACGCCAAAATGCCGGTCAAGTATTACCGCCGTGAACTAGACGCACCTTCAAAGAAAGAAACCAATGACTAAAGATGACGATGACATTCAAGATTACGTTCGCTTTTGGGTAGGGCTGACGGATGAGGAAAGAAAAACAATTTGCAATCTTGCTGACGCAGATGATTGGCACGATTTTCAAGTAATGGATGCAGTTGAAGCCAAACTCAAGGAGAAGAACACATGAAAGTACACCACCTTAAAGATTGGGATGCTACTGCCATGCTCACCCATGCAATAGAACGCATAGAGCCAGAGCAGTCCTGTGTTGTGTTGTTTTACGAAGATGACGAATTAAAAACATTGTCCTCTAACGTAGACAACCAACACGCTGTATGGATGTATGAACTAGCAAAGCTAGTCGTACTGCATCAATGTGTTGACCATTGAAGCCAAACTGAAGGAGAAAAATACATGAGTTATATCGTGGCATCACTGCCGCCCATGAAATGCTTTGTGAAACGCGAGTTTTTGTACAACGATCACAAAGGACATGGCGAACTGGAGCCTGCCGTCTGGGTCAGCCTCAAAGCCCTGCGTGGCCAAGTATTCCGAATTGAATCACTGCTTCCGGCCTATGGCGCTTTGTATGACAAGCTGCCAATTCACGCCTATGTCTGGCACGCAGAAGCTGGCAATCTGCCAATTGATACCTTGCAATTGTGGGACTGTATGGGTTACCAGTTCACAATTGTTGAAAAAATTGGCCTGCGCAATCTTGGTGTAAAGTTTTTGGGCAAAGACAAAGAATGGCACTTTGGGCGTTATTTGTTTACAGTAGACTTTTGCGCAGACGGAATGGATGTAGACACTGGCTTTACCGAGCAGGCCGAGGAACACAAGAGTTTTAACTTCATTGCATTGGACAACGGCCAGTTTGCTTGCCAGCCAAATAACCGATGCCTGTGGTATGACCAGAGCCTGATTCCTGCTGAGACAAAGTTTCCTGACTTCCAAGCGGCGCGAAGATTGTGGACGGTGGACGGCACCCGCAAGTGGTCTGCGGGTGACGATTGGTTTTACGACATCAAGGAGAAAAGCACATGACCAATTCAAGCGGCTGGCGCAAACGCCAAATTCAAATGCCCAAGTTTGACATTTGGGAACGCGAAAGCCTGGTTGACTTTGCAGGCGAATGCTACGTCAAACTGTGCGAACAGGATGACATCATTCAGCAGTTGCAGTGCGATCTAAAGACCGCCATTGAGGCTTACCGCGCCTTAACTAAGGAACAAGGCACGCTCATCGATGCGCCTCTTTTGAAGTCCCCTTAAGACTTTGCCGCCAGCCATGCAGTATTTCAATAGTTCTTCGGCAGCGCCTTCCATGTCGTTCCGAAGAACTTTTTGGCGCATAGTTGAGCGCTGAAGCGTGCCTAGCCCAACATTGAATGAAAATGAAACAAGTGCGTCAAACTGTCCTTGAGTAAGAGGCACAGGACAATAGGTAGCCACGCCTTTCTCAAACCGAGCAAGATCGGCCCTAAGTATTGCATTTACTTCGTCTTTTGAAAACGCTCGGTTATCTTCTTGAGCCAAAGGGAAACTGCTTCTTTGATCAATTGGCATTTTGCCTTGATTTGGGTAAAGAACATGGCCTACTCCTATTGTCCACAGCTTTGCTGGGCACTGGTATGGTTTAAATCGAACACCTTCATGGTGTTCAATCATGTGCAAGCATTTGGTTGAGATGTTCATTTGCCAAACGCTCTGCCGCCAAAGTGGAATGCAATGATGCTGGCAAACAGTGCCTGGGTGTCAGAGTCCCAGAGCATCTCAGCCAACTCCACAAATGTGGCACCTTGATGCCACCCGTAGGCAAACAAGCCAACGTCAACAAAGACTAACAGAAAAAAGAAACCATAGGTAATAACTGGGCGAACGCTGGCGCGAAGGTTCTTCATCCAAATGGATGTACCTTCATTCAGGCTTGTGTCATGGGCATAGATTGCCTGCATCTCAGCCTGCTGTGCGCCAATTAAGACTTGCTGAGTATTGGCTGCGCTTTCGGTGGCCAGCTGCTCAGACCGAATGCTTTCAATGCGTTCTTGGGCTTCAAACCCTGCCTTGCGCAATTCAAGTTCACGGGTAATCTGCATCTGAGCCAGAGCCAACTCATGCAGTTTGTCGGCTCGATCTTGGAAAAAGTCCAGAATCTTAGGCAGGCCGCCCATCAAAAACGAGATTAGGGTTGAAAGTAGTGTCAGCATAGTGATCCTTTACTGTTTGCTTTTACTCAACATATTACTTGCAATTTGCAACATACTAATTGCCTTGGTAATGTCCTTGGGTTCTTTGTCCCAACCAACGGTAATTTGCCCAACAAACCGTCCTTGCTCTGGCGGCACACTTACACGACAGCCAAAGGTCACGCCTTTCTCAATATACCAAAGCCCAATCTCACTCTGGGCTACAGCATATTCACTACAAGGTGTTTCATTGGCCATCAATGCAATCACATCACGGTTATTGGCAGAACTCTGGGTGAACAGCCCTACATCCAAACCATCATGTGTTTTGTCCCTACCTTCACGGGTATAGGCACGAAACAAAACCCTTGTGCCAAATAAAGGGTTTACTTTAAATATGGCTATTATTGTTGCATCAGTGTTTTTAAACAAATGCGCTGCAACATCTTCTACTCTGTCTTCTGCAATTGTTGGCAGTTTTTTGTTTTCCTTGTACGCATCCACTAAAAACGATTGGTTTTGCCAAACAAAGTAACCAGAGAACGCAACCACCGCCATGAGCAACAAGGCAAACAATTTAAATGGGCTGTCTACATAGGACAGAACCTTGCTTAATGTGTCTGCTGGCTTGTCGTCACTCATAGACCAATCATTCCAAGTAGCTTATTTACAATCTTGTCAGACAAATTGTTTGGTAAGAACCGTAACAGGCCAAGCACCCACCAGGCAATGCAAAGCCTAACAAACACTTTAAGAAACAGGTCAAATTGCTTTTGGTACTCATTCACCGCCCACACCTTGATTTGGCACATAGTTCTTGGATCTCATTAAGACCAAAACCAACTGCACCAATTAACATCACAATCACCACAATGCCAATAGCCCACGCCATTTGTTCATTTTCTGCTTCTTTGCGCTTCTTTTCATCCGCTTTGGCTTGACGGGATAAATGCGCGTCTTCAACGTCCATCTGTTGCTGGCGTTCTTTGATCTTCTGCCACACGTCTGCACGGCCAGTTGCTTGAAATAAGAGCATCAATTCAGCCTCAAACCGCTTGGCCTCATCAAGCGCCATCTCAATTTGTAAGGCAGTGCCAAGGTTTGACTTGTTGCCTGACCGCTTGGCCTCAACCATGGCCTTAGTGGCCACGCTCTTGGCATCAAACATTTTGGCGATCATGGGGGTTAAACCCGCTAGATCATTGGCTACTTTACTTGCTTTTTTGACAAGTCCTATGGCGCTTTGTAACCCTTCAAGAGCTGTGATCGGATCAATCATTTTCGTTCAACCTTTTCCCACTTTAGGCAAACAACTTTGCGATTGTAAACATCACCCGTCCACGCCCACCGCACACAGCGGTATTCAGTTTTTCTTTCTTGGCTAGATACTATTGGCATAAATAGAAGAAACAGCATTATTAGCCATTTCATCTACCATGTCCCGCCCCATGCAATCATGTAAGTGCCAAAAATAACAAAAGCCGCAATAGAAACCGCCGCAATAATTGCTTCGGCCCATTTTTTCATTTGTCGACTTTGTTGTCTAGTTTATCAAAGATTTTGCCAAGCATTTCTTTGACATCACGCATGTCAGCGCGGTAGTCATCTCTGCTTACGTAATTAAAAGGCATAGCCCGCACGTCAGTGTCTAAGCGCTCAATGGATCGGTAAATGTTGTTTAACACCCAGCCACCTAAGAACCCAGCCAGACTGACTGCGATGTTGAATAAAACTTGGGTGTCCATCATGGCCTTAATGCGTTTTTGTTGGTTTGCGCAGGCGCCATGGCGTTTGGTTGCTTTAAAGATTCTTGAAGTTGTTTTTTATATTGCAATCCACGCGCAAATTCAGCAGCCGTTTGAGTGCCAGGGATTTTAACTGGCAAGTTTTGCAGGGCTTCGAGACCACGCAAAACAGCGCCAGCCGTGTTGGGGTAGTTAACCGCGCCTGGCTCTTTAACCATCACATCGCTGATGCTTTGCTTCAAATCAAGAAGTTTGTCTCTGCCAGGCTTGCCAAACATATAAGCAAGTTTGTCTTCTCGATCAAGCTGCGTAATAAAATTATTAAAGTTATTTAAACGGATATTGTCTGTTTCATCGCCTTGTTTGAGCAATAAATCTTTCATTCGTTGCAAGGTATAGCCTTGCAATTCTTGATAAGCCTTTTGGCCTTCTGGCGTTTTCTTTAACAATGATGTAACGGTTCTCATTTCTTCCAATGGGCCGTCAACAATAATATGGTTGTAAACATCATCAAGCGCTACTTGACGATCTTTGTATCCAGCTTTTGTGCCAAGCAACTTGTCAACACGTTGAACATCTTCAAACTCTCTAGCCAATTGCGCTCTAGCTTGACGAGCTTCTTGGTATAACTTGCCACCAGCACCATCTCCAATTTGAGTAATTAAATTTTTTAATGGTTTGGCACTTGGCGAATCTTTGGCTGTACCAACAACTTGATAAATATCTTCCAAATTACGAATTGAAATAGTCCCAGTTTTTTGGGGATCATTCATGGCCAAAGATTCAGCCACATCATTCAAGATTGGATCTAATTTTTCTCGGCGTGTTGGTGTTTTAGTGTTAATGTAATCAAGCAAACTTTGATATGGAACTTGTTCTAAAGTTTCGCCAGATTCATCAGCTAATTTATATTTATTTTTGTAATCTTTAAATTTATCGGTGTAAATTTTACTTACTGTGTCATCAACAAACTTACCAAGTGCACGAGGTGTGCTTCTGTCAATTGTGCCGCCGACCTCTTCTGTCATGCGCTCAAATTGATTAAGAATGTCTTGCTTTTGACCAACTTTAAACGCACCAAGTTCTCTGCCTAATTTGGCTTTAACATCTTCAGAAACACCAGGCAATGCACCTCTTTGAACGTCTGATTCAAACTGTTGTTTTGCCAAGTTCTTTTCACGCTCGCCAGCTGTGGCACGAATACCAAATTGCTCCAATCGTTGCTGACGCATTAAGTCTTCAGCCGTACTGGCTGCACCAACGCCTGGCATAACAGGTTGTTCGCGTGTCATTACGTTGGCCAAAGCATTACGCACTGGTGCAGTTGCTTGTGTAATAGCAGGGCGAGCAATTGCATTAGCCTGCATCATGGCAGCAGGGGCTAGAGCATTAAGGCTTGTGCCAACAGAACCAAATGTTGGTGGTAATACGCTAAGTGGTTGTAAAAATTCACCTACAGCGCCTAAAGCCTCTCTAGCCACTTGTGTGCGTGGCTGATACCTAACAGCATTTTTGGCAAATTCTTCACCAGCACGAATGCCTTCTTGAGTGCCATATTTGCCACTTGCTAAAGTACCACCAACAGCAACCAATGGTTCGATTAGTCCACCAGCCAATGTGGCACCAAGTGCAAATGGTGTTTCAATTGCGCCCATAACTTTTTCGCGCATTGACAATTCAGGCGCAGTAGCAGGCACAATCCCAAACTTTACGCGAATGGCTTGTTGAGTCTCTGGATTAGCGCCAATAAAGTTTTTATCTTGTGCAGAAAATTTGTCAAAAATGGCCGCTTTAGTTGCTTCATTAGCATTAACATAATTCGGATCATTCAAGATCGAGGATAAATCGGCCATGTGTGTCCTTTTATCTCAACAAGGGATTTGATGTATCTACACCACCACCAGCACTTGGCTGAAGTTGTTGAATGCTCTTAGCACCTGGGCCAGCTTGCACTTCAATTGCTTTAATTGCAAGTTTTCTAGCATTTTCTTTCTGCTTAATAACTGCTGGACTGTCATTAACTTGCGGAAAGTATTTTTTGTCTTCTCTGTCAAATTCTGAATCTGAAATAACAGCACCAGATTCTTTACGCAACACAGCAGTAATAAAATTTGATTTGGCTTGATTAACTTGTTGTTGAGCAGCGCTAGTACCGCCAAGAACGCTAGGCAATACTTTGCCTAATGATTCGCCAACAAGTGGAACAGCTTCAATATTTGCACCTCTAAGAGCACCTTGCTTGGCCATAGTGTCCAAAATGGCATTGGCTTCTTTCATCCTCATGCCATAAGCCGTTGCATTGCTTTGGCTTTCTGTCAAATTCTGACCTTTACCGCGCAATGGTGTGCCAGCCATAGGTGCTGTTGTTGGCGCTTGCTGATCTAACACGCTAGTCATGCCAGGAATAGCTGGCACCGTGGTGGCCGCAGGCATTCTTGCGCCTGGTATACCCGCACCGCCCATTGGCGCGGCAGCTGGTGCAGCGCCGCCAACCGTAACAGGGAAGGCTTGCAGGGTGCGTTTATTAACACCCACAATTGAGCCGTCTTCAGCTTCTTTAAGTTCAAAGCCAGGGTTAGCTTTTTCCCATGCAAATTTGTTTTGATCAAACTTCAAACGGGCTTCAGCATTTCTGTTTGCTGCGCCAAGATCAGCAATTGCTTGGTCATATACTTTGCGGCGAGGATCACCGGCAGGCAATGAATCACGCTCTGAAGTGAGCTTTTTAATTTCAGTTGGAGCCATGCCAGATGCCACAATGGTTTGGCCAGCACCGCTTACCAAGCCCACATTTGGCACAACATGAACAGCTTGAAGCGCTTTAATCTGATCTTTAAGAAGATCAGCTTCAGCTTTAGCGCCAGGCGCAGTAAAACGAGACACTTCACGATACCGTGCTTCCAAATCAGCAAGTCTTGACTGAGGTGCAGCCAACGCATTTACAGATGGCTGTGGGGAAACGCCAGCATTGGCCGCCAAAGCGTTCATAGGCGTTGTAGGAGCTATGCCATACATGCCAGTGCCCAACATATCTTGAGTTGGTGCGGCTAGTGCGGAAACAGGTTGACGCATGACTGAAGGCGCACCCGTTGGTATAGTGACACCCGCAAGTTTTGCTTGGCGGTCTAAATAAGCCTGGTAATCTTTTTGCTCTTTAAGTTTTTGTGTTAACTCAAAACCTTTTTCAAAGTATTTGGGTGACTTAAGCATTGTCTTGGCCAACAAATCCAAATCAGGATTTCCACCACTTTTCTCAAGTTGACTTTGAAAATTTTGCATTTCCAAACGGTCTTGTTTCAACTGTTCAAGTTGAATTTGCGCCATTTCATTTTGGCGTTGTGCCATTTCACCTTGACGTTGAGAAGCCTGAATCTGCGAGACTTGCGCCATTTGCGCCAATGGGTCTGGCAGTTGGAGAGGGCGCACGCCCAATGCAATAGATGGATCGAGAGCCATAGTCGTTCCTTACCCGCCGTATGTAGATTTGCGAATAGCATCAGCCAGATTCTGGCCAGATGAATAATTCAAATAAGAGCTTAACGCATTTGTCAACGCATTGGTGCTACCAACTTGGCCAGCTGCCGTTGCCGCGCCTGCACCAGTTATGTTGCCGCCTGCTTGCGTGCCGTAGTTGCCCGCAGCCGCCGATTGATTGCTTGCCGCCGCTTGGCCTGTACTGAGCAAACTGCCCAAAGGAGCCAACTGATTAGCACGGTTTGTCTGGTAGCGATTGAACGCGCTTTGATATTCTTGCGAACCCATGTCTTGACCGTATCGTGTGGCGGCTCTCAATGCACCGCCAGAGATCAGACCACCGCGAGCTGTTGCATTGCGCTCCAAGGTTTTTTGGCCTTCAGCCAAACGGAAAGCGTAGCCAGGATCGGCTGTAAAGTCAGACATGCCAAAGTCTTTTGCATATTTTCCATAACCTTCGGCGCCCTTGTTTTGACTCAAGCCCAACAGATCAAGCAGTCTGTTTTGCGCAGTAACACCTGCACCACGGAAAGGCTCTTGAAGACCTTTCTGCTCTTGGTACATTTTGTAGAGCAATTCATTGGCTTGTG